TATTCGTGGTGGTGCTGAGGTCGTAGACCGGAACCTCATCGCCATCAGCAAGATCAGTGGCGATTTCAGTGGCACCGGTAATGCTGTGTGCGAGTGCGGCAGCCGCGTGATCGAACGCCCAGTTGCTGCTGATTGGGACATCGGTTGCTCCGTTAACGGGCGTATCGTCAACGTCTGCTGCTGTCGAGGCCGTTTCGGCTACAGGTTGCCACAGGGGTTCAAACAGACTCATGGGAAAATCTCCAAGACTTTAGCGCCCCGAACTGGCTCATTGCCCGATCTCCACGACACCAGCCGCGACCGCAGCAGTAAACCGCAACGCATAAACTGGCCCAGCTAATACATAAATAGTCTTAGCAGCCACAACCCCGCCCGGCCACTCAGTCCAAGACCCGTCTTTTACCAACTGATACTCTACAAGAAGCGTACCACCCGCGCCGGGAATAGCTGAAATAGTAAGTGGATACCCAATCGTATCAGGGTTTAGCGAGTCAATACCACCGCTTGTATACGCTACCGGCGAAGCGGCTACTGTTACTGTAATTAGTCTCAACTTAATTCTCCATCATCTTCATCTAATACTTTATATTCGAGACCACGATAACGGTACTCATCGCATAACGCAGCAAATTCCGGCCTGTCAATGTTGCAATAGAAAATATCCGGGTCGTTGTCCCGAAACTGGATGCACTTGGCGCATTGCAGATTGGTGGTGGCAATACTCTTGGGAAGGGTGCCTTTCATTACGTTGCACTTGTATTTGCTGTAGATGGTGCTGATTTAGCCGGTTCAAAAACAAATCCCCTAGGCAATTCCATTAACCTTACTTGCCGGCGAAGGCTCGTTCGTAAGTTATTTTGAGCTTCTGCTAAACCTTGATACCACTGTGCACCATAAACCTGGGCTTTACTTGAATCAAAAACGTCAACATCAAATAAAGAATACAGTCTTAACAGAGTCCCCGACACCAATACCTCATGATACATTTCTGGAATAGCTGGAGGTACTAATGCTGTTATAGCAGCCGGAACAATATACCCTTCTACAGTCGCCGTAGCATTTGCAATAGGCGTAGGTACAAGAATTACTTTGTCTGGATAAGCATCTACAACTACAAACTTTGGTGTACCTGTAGCAGCTCTCCAATTAGAAAACCGGCCTAAATTTTCTGTAGTACTAAGCGTAAAATAACCGTAATCTAATTCACTTAAAGTAATCGGACGCAACTGCAATCCACCAAGTATAACAGTTTTTACCACAAAAACATTACTTGGTAAAGTTAATAAAGGATTGCCTAATGTTACGTTTGCACTAGCAGAAGCGTAAAGAACTAGTGTTGCCCTGGCAAACTCAGATTGTGTAAATGAAGCTTGCTCATAAATTTGAGCATCAGTAACACGGTATGGAGTAGTAACGTCATCAAGACGAAGGCGAATTGCAGCAAGTAACTCAGCGGAAGTCATATCAGTGCCCTGGCGCTACCCTTCGAGTCTAAATACTCATAATTAAATGCCCGGCGCATTGGAATCAAATTTGCAGCAAGATTAGCTTGGATTCGCCTTGAATTTGTGTGCAACTTATCGCCATCCTGCCATTCCATCGCAGCAACTTTTAATGCTTCCCAGACTACCAAGTTATGATACTTAGCGTCCCAAATCGGATAACTGGTAAGTGTGGTAAACCCGGTGGGCTTGTACCAAATATCTCCCCAAATTTCCCATGCAGCAGTTGGATCTGGTTCAACCCGATAAGTATCATTAGGCAATTTAATAAGAAACATTGGATCACCAGCACGTTGCAGGTTTATCTGCTCCTCTCGTACCCAATCAATATATTCCATAAGGTACATCGGGAATCGTGCCGTTTCTCCAACTTTATTACAGTATATCGAATCAGCACTAATTGCTTTACAATTAGTTACTGTATAAATCGAAGTCCCACTAGTTGTAGTTAAAAGCTTTCCCCGATTATGGAAAAACTTCCACTGTTCAAACTCTAATTGAATCCGCAAGTAAGCGTCAGAAAGCCACTCAAAAATGGTTTGAGTCGAAACTGCATAGGGTTCTACATCATCACCCATTGCGATTCGTAACTTTGTTACCATCTCAGCGGCTGTAGTCATTATTAAACTACCTGATCCTTAATGGAATCATACCATGCCTGGCCTTTTGGATTCTTATCCCGATAATGATGAGGATAGCGAAGCACGTTGTAAGCGTTAGAGGTTTCAAACGTACTACCATCAGCCGCCTTACGATACCCAAAGCTCCACGTTTCCCGCTTGGCTTGAGCGATTATCTGAAGAACAAACCTTGGGACTACTTGCCACTCACCGCGCAGCAGGTAATAACTTTTTCCATTAACCGACACACTCACCAAACGAGTAGTGTCATTTTTATCATGACTGGGAAGAACCATTACCTCAACAGGCTCAGCCATGAAAGCCAGGTCACGAGCATAAGAAGCAACAGCATCGTTTTCAACAACAAGAATAGGAGACTCAAAAGAATCTTCTTCTGGTTGCTCGTATGAGATCACCTTAACGGGATCTTTAGGCTCTGACTTTGTAGTTTGAATTGCCATCCTTATTACCTTTAGGGGGAATTGTATTTATAAAACTAAACGGTTATTTTGTATTGTCGTTAAAGTGTGTGCCAGCCGGCCTTGAGCCGGCAATGAACTGTAACTCTGGCACACATAATTATTAACCCCTGTTAACCCCAAGCGAACCAAACAGTATCATCATTATCGGTTTCCAACGTCTTAGTGGCTACCGTAACAGTAAACCCAAGACCATCAGAAGTCAACGCAATACCAGCAGCCTCATAAGTACGAGTACCATTAGCAACAGTCACCAGACTCTTCGCATTCGCACCAGCATCCAAACCGTAAGTAGTAGTTCCAGTGACCGGGGCCGGATCAACGTAGTGCGTAGCTTCGATCTTATCAGTTAGGTTAATAACCTGAATCTTGATAGGCTTAAAGCCCAGCGTAATAGTGAAATCCGCAGCAGTCCGCACACCAGTCCTAATACCATAAGCAAACTTAGGTGCTTCCTGAATGGGATCAAACTTTTTCAGATAACTAGCATTAGCCATTTTAACTCACCTTATCCATTAAGCAATAACTTAGTGTATTCAAGCCAAATGCTATAAATATACACCGCATCGCCATCATTAGTTCCGCCAAGCGTCAGCACAACCGACAACCCACCCTTAGTAAACTCAGCAGGCACCCCACAGACAAACGTCAGTTCTGAACCTGCCGCAACAATAGTAGTAGCCGCCGTCTGCTGAATATCCGAATTGGCAACATTAGCAACTCCGGTCGGATAAACTTCACAATCCAACGTAAGCGCGTCAGTATTGGCTGCCTTCCCAACCAGCACATGAACCTCTACTGGATAAGCAGGGTCCATGTCAATAGGAAGCGCAGTCGTAAACCCTAGCGCAAGGCCGCCGGCCGGATTTGTATTAACAGGAATATTGATAACAATTTCTTTGTTAGCAATTTGCGAATAACCAGTTACCGCATTGGCCTGCTTCGTAAGCGCAGTGCCATCTTCCAGCGTAACAGCACCCAGCGGAATTGAAACAGAACCCTTTGAGGACAAAAGCGCTTTAACAGCATCGGCACCAGGGGCACTAATAAAGCGTGCAACTTCGTTAAGTACACCGCTCATACACATCTCCTAAAAAGGCGGGGCACAGTATTTATTCTGTACCCCGCAACCCCTACCACCATTAAGCCTCAGTACCGACCCAAGCTATCGCCATCCAATCGTCGTTGAGGATCGCTTGTGCTTGCCAGGTCATCGCACTCACATAACCACGCTGGCCCAGCGGGTCCATCTTGGACTTCTCCGAAGGGGGAAAATGGTTAGCATCAATGGAGTTAAATCCGCGCAGCGGAACCTGACCAAAAGCCTCACCACCACTATTACCACGACCCATAATAATAAGCGGGTAAACGTCAATGTTAGTGCCACCATTAGACTTCGGAGTAAACCCGGCAACAGCCGCACCGACCAACGCACCTGCACCTGGACGATACGTCAGAATCGGATTAACGATAATCCGAAACCGGCCAATCGCACCAATCTCATACTCAGGATCAAGCAGACCAACCTGCCCGTAATCCTGCACCTTGGTAAAGCCAGGAATGTTCTCGAAGGTCTTTTCCATATCAGTATGGCAATAGACCGGCCAGGACGCATTAACCGACTGCATACCAAACATCGGACCAGACTTCAACATCTTGTTGATGGTCGTAGCGTGCTTGCCCAACAACGCCCGCGAAATGTTCTGGAACATCGCCTTAGTAGGCGGACCATTCACAGTCTCAACCGTAGTGCCAGTGCCACCAAAGAAATCATTGGTGCAGGACTTCAATTCCCCATACACCATCATTTCACGGCACAGCGCGATACGAGTCGCAGCCTGCTCTTCCATCTCCCGAGGAATCGTTTGACCCTCTTCGTGCAAATACCGCAGGCGATTAGAATAGCTGTACAAACAGCCAATTTCCTGCAACGTAGTAGAGAACGTAGTCCACGAAATCGAGTCCGGCGTAGGTGTTACGCCTTCCTGAATGGTATGTTTAGCGATAAAAGCAGTATCGCCACCAGCCGCGATCCACTCATTATCTACACCACCGTAGGGCAGGAACCGCATCCACTCAATCGTCTGCGAGACGTTCTGTGGAAAAGGCTCCATCGCACCCAACTTCGTGAGCATTTCTTTAGTTTGTGCTTTAGCAAGGATTCGTCCCTTATATTTTTCAAGACGACCAGCTTGCGTGCCGTATTGCTGACCAGCCATATTTTATCTACCCTCTGAGGCAACTTCTTCAAATGCAGCCAAAAACGCATCTTCAGCAGACTGCGCCCCGGCATCTCTATTACGTCGAGATTGGCTGGTCGGGAGTTGCCCCTGAGCCAAACGAGAAGATTTATTACTCGCACTTCTCGTCTTATCCTGTTTTTTACTCTGCTCCCACCCCTCGAATTTACGAAGTGCGTTGACGTATGGAGCACCAAATTGCAAAAGTGCTTGTTGAGTTTGGTATCCCTGTTGAGAGTACCACTCAACAAAATTCTTGTGCCGCTGTCCCTCGGGCGCAAACTTACCATTCTTTACTGGAGGGATAATTTCCTCTAGTGTTTCAGGTGGAAAAACTGACAAAACCAACTGTTGCCCAAAAGCCTCAGTTAATTTACTTGAAATTGGGTCTAGGTGTGGGCGAAGGGTTGCTTCGTCCAACGGTGAAAACTGAATCGCCTCGGTCAAAGCTGGCACCAAAATTTCAGCCAGTTTAGGGTCGTAATCCTCTAAAACCTTTTTAAGTTTATCAGCATTAAAAGAGGTTCTTGACCCAAGCGACTTCTCTAGTCCAGTTAATCTATCCTGAAATTGTGAAAAATTCCCATTAAACCTAGACTCAAGCCCATTGATGTAATCAGGAAATTCTGAAACACGTTGAAGCCTAGAGTAAACATCGTCTTCTGTAAGATCACGAAGATAAGTAGCGGTTTCACTACCACCCTCGTCACCCTCGCCGCCCTCATCAGGAGTACTATTTTCGTTTACGTTTTCTTCAAATTCGTTAGGGGTATCATCATTCATTTACATTTTCCTTAAGTTGCTGTATTAGATTTAATAATTCACCAAGCCGGCCACGTAAAGCCTCAGTTGTTGGGTGGTCAGTCCCTGGTACAGCAATCCTCTCGCTAATGATACTAGCACGTTCTTTTAAAAAGTACAATAAACGTACAGGATCAATATACCAGACACCTCCTAACTGAATCGAAAACTCTTTCATTGTAGCCCCAAAATGTTAAGTGCAGATTTTACGTCCATTGGGTTTTCTTCCTCAATACTTTCTCCAAGGTCTTTAGGAACCGCCGGTGTATTTGGAGAAGTTACTTGAGCAGTATTACTTCGCAACTTCTCTTGTACAAGGGCAGTATCTGATTTAAGTTGAGCCGCAGCCTGTGCCTGTTCTAGCGACAACTTTTTAAATTGTGCCTCCAACGCTAATTTAAGCGTATCAACCTCTTTCTTTAGGTCTGCCTTATAAATCTCTGCTTGTGCTTCGACTTGTGCTGCAAGCACTTTGGGGTCAGGCTGTTGTGCCGCTTGTTCTAATTGAGCCCGCTCTTCCTCAGTAATTGCCAAGGATTCAATATCAATCTGGAAACCCTCTAAATAAATCTGCATCCATTTCTTAGGCGATATTCCATAAACAGGTTGTAATACCTGCTGGCCAATTTGCAATAGTGCTTGCTGTTGTAATTCTTTAACAATAAGAGTAGTTGAGCCTAAAGGTTCTACTACGGCGTCACCCTGTGCTTCTTCAGGACCATATAATTGTACCCACTCATAAAAATCTTCCAACAACGGCTTGCAAACTTTATCATCCCATTCCTTAACAATAAGTCGCAAGTTAGTAGCAGAATTATTCATTAACTGTTGAGACACACCTACAGCATCTGTTACTGGTTGGCCCTGCAACAGTAAACTTAATCCGGTTGTACTTTCAGCCATCTCTAACCAATACCGAATTACCGGCATAATAGTGTCAAGGTAATTAGGAAACTCTAAAAACGACATTGCGTTCTTAGCTTCCGTCATGGCATCTATACCTGGCAGACCAGACTTAACCCGCCACCGCTTATAAGGACGGAGCTTCGTATCCTCCCCGTCGATTGGCTCAATAAGCCCGTCCATTTCCAACACCTGCGGCCCAATACTGTACCCCATATTATCCATAAGGGCTCGAACAGAAGCCGTTAGTCCGCGTTGGGGAGTCTCCATTTGCTCAGGGATTCCAATCCCCGCCCAAGAATCATCGCGAGGTTCCCAGCGCAACATTCTATAGGGGAAACGCACCTTTTCCAATGGGTACGGTGCGATCTTTATAATCCTATCATTTACCAGCGTTACAACACCAAACCCCAAAGAAATTTCTTCATCCTTGTCTTTCCATTCAATCATGCCAGTTCGTATCCACAAAGAATACGGCTTGTTAGTTTCTTTACTTTTATGCGCCCCATCTCCCGCCGGCCCTTCTTCAAGTGCCAACTTTATAGCATCAGGAATGTAATTAGGGTCTTTTGCCATATCCTGTAACTGGTGCCGAGTTACTTCGGGAATTTTCTCAAAGAAAAACTTCCCATTTTGAATATCAGTTCCACACTCAGGGTCAGGATAACAATTCTCTACCCTGATACATTCAATTTGTGGAGTATAAAACAACATTGTTTCCAATTCTTTTAACAGCAGATTTGCTGTTACCTCATCCGTAACAAGCGGAAGAAGGTCGAGTATTTTTTGAGTATCATTCCCAACAGTTCGTTCCTTCGGAAACGGCCCTTTAATTACGCCAACCCCAACAATCCCAGATTCAATTAACTGCCGACGCACCACACCGGCCCAGTCAGATTCTTTAAGCCAATCTTTTATAATTAATTCTGCTTTGGCTATAGCAGCCTTTGCAGCTTCAGAGTCCTGTACCTTTACAGCAACCTCCGGCAATACCGTTAAAATTTGCTGAAGTACATTTGGGTATTTGTTAAGTACACCCAAAGTAGTTTGCAAATCACTTACTGGCGTAGCCCGTAATGACCACGGCATCTTGCCTGTTGGGAGTAAAATATCAGCTACTCTCGCAGTGCCGGCATTAGTATACGGGCGGGTAATGTTTACCAAAACCGTAGACCGATCAGAGTCAGTGTTTAACCGCATAGCTGTAATAGACGAGTTTAAGGTCTCCCCCTTCTCGTACTCACTTCCCCCTTTAACAGCACCGTCTACCCCCTTGTACTGGTTACGAGCTGCCCGCCAGATACTATCAAGGTCTTTCCTGCCATTAATGGCCTTTCTTCTTTCGTCACAAAGAATAGAGACAAGTGCAGCTAAAGAATCATTCTCAGGTAATTTCATAAAAATTTCCAATTAGTTAAAACAGTATTTTATTT